ATTGCCTGACGTTAAAAACAAAATCATGCGCCCTCGCAGTAATGCAGAAATTGCCGCGGCAATTAACCAATTTGCAGAAGTTCCGACGCATATAACACACCGGATCAACCCTAAAGGCTATTCAGTGATCAACCGCAAAAAGTTTAAGTCTGCTGACGAGGTCGTGACAAATGAAGTTGCTGAAAGTAACTAAATTTTATACTGCAGAAATACCCGATAACATTGCGATCGCTGGCGGTGATTATGCCGGCGCTTGCAATAGCGAGGATGCAGATTTAATCAGCTTTGTTTCTTGGTTGAAGTTTAATTACCCACATCTGGGCAATTTGATTTACCACATTCCAAATGAGTCAATGAAGCCGGTGCAAGGCATTGTGATGGATAAAAAGAAAGGCGTGCTAGACGGCGCGCCGGATGTTTGCATTGCAACTGTGCCGGCAGTCTATATCGAAATGAAGCGGCGATGTGCAAAGCAATCACTGAGCAGTAAGAAAAGCCGCCAGCACTTCGAGCGGCAACTGCAGGTTTTATCTTCTATGGCCGCGGCCGGCAACCGGTGCTTTGTTGCGTTTGGCCTTGATGCTGCAAAAAACATTATAAAAGAGCTTGCGTTATAGTAGTGATTTGGCTACTATTCATGAGCGGTTTAACTTAATAGGAAATAGAAATGACAACAAGCAAAGCGCAGCCAAGCGCTAAAAACATTTTCCAGCGAATCAACGCTGTGATGCAAGAAATTGACTACATCAAGAAAGACAAAAAAGTCTCTGGCGGTGGCGCTAATTACTCTGCAGTCAGCCATGATCAAGTTGTCGCCATGGTGCGCGAGTCAGTTGTTAAAAATGGTATTGTGATTTATCCAGAGCAGCTTGAATCAAAAGTGTTAGTTGCTCGCGACAAGTCAAAAGACATTGCAATGATGCTTTATGAAGGCGAGTTCAACATCCATTTTGTAAACATTGATGACGGCGCAGACCGGTTAATAGTTCGGATTGTAGGCCACGCCAACGACAACGGCGATAAAGCACCAGGCAAAGCAGTGACCTACGCAACAAAGTCGGCAATTCTCAAAGTGTTTGCAATTGAAACCGGCGAGAACGACGAAAGCCGCAATTACAAAGAGCCTGAGATTGTTTACGCAACGGCGCAACAAATCAGCAGCTTTTACGTTTTACTTGCAGAGACAGCAACAGAAGAAGGCGCGATCATGCAGCACGCTTGCTTGAATGTGTTGAAATACGGCCAGGTGTACAGCTTTCAGCAATTACCTGAGCAGGCAGCAAACATTGTGATTGGCTTGCTAAATGAAAAGCTGAAACGCATTAACAAAGAAGCGGAGAAAGCAAATGAAGCTCAGTAAGGATTTAATTTTAGCTCAACTTGCAGAGCATTCAGGCCGGCTTGGTTTTAATCCTGCAGTTATTGAGCAGCGATCGCCTGAGTGGTTCCGCGCTCGGCTTGGCGTTATTACCGCCAGCAAAGCCAGTGATTTTTTGGCCGGCGAAAGCACCGACACTTACAAAAATTACATTGCAGAAAAAGCCGCGGAGCAGTTAACCGGTGAGCTGCCAGAAGAAATAAACGCCAAGGCTTTGCAATGGGGCCGCGATCATGAGTCAAGTTCCTACGCTGCGTTTGAATTCATTACCGGCTTAACTGTTGAGCAAGTGCCGTTTATCTATCGCGACTTAACCGGCAGCTTTGGTTGTTCGCCTGATGGCATATGCAGCGATGGCGCAGGACTTGAGCTGAAATGTCCATGGTCTAGCCGCGAATTCATCAAATTTGTGCGAGACAACATGCCAAAGAAAGAAGAAGTGAAGCAAATCCAATTCTGTATGTGGGTTAGCGGTGCAGACTCTTGGTATGTTGCCAAGTATGACCCGCGGTTTAAATCAAAGCAGTTGCATGTTGTAAAGTTTGAGCGTGATGAAAAAATGATGCGTGAGTTTGACCAGCGCGCAGAAATTGCACTTCGCGACCTGCAGGAAATTTATGAGGCGTTTGAGCAATGATTGAAACAATTACAACCGCGGAGGCCGCCGACACTCTCGGCGTGCATCCGGTGACTTTGCGCAAGTGGCGCGTGAATTCTGAGGAACTGCACAATTTTGGATTTGGTGATGACTGGATGGAAGATCAACAAGGTTTAACCTGGCGATTTGAACATCCTAAAAAAATAGTTTATTGCGCAAAAAGCGTTAATTGGTTGAAAAAAATCTTACAAAGAAGGAAAACAAAATAATGGCAACAACAGTAGTCGGCAAGCTAAACAAAGCCGCAACGCAATTCCAAGCAAGCGAGTCAACGGGCTTCGGCATTCGTTTAGGTGTGAAGTATTATGACCGCGAAAGCAAATCTGACCAGTGGAGTAACTATGAAGCTGTAATTTTTGCCAAAGCTCCGGCGCAAGTGCAATTTTACCAGCAAGTATTGGTTGAAGGTGCAGTGGTTGAGGTTTCAGGCGACAAGCTCAAAATTCGCCAATTCCAAGGTCAAAACGGATTAAGCCTATCTATTGAATTGCTTGATGCAAAATTGGGCTTTGTTCATGCGCCTCAGTCAAACACCAATCAAGCACAGGCACCGCAGCAGCAAAGTCCGCAGCAACAACAACCGCAACAGTCATACAATCAGCAACGCCAACAACCGCCAGCAGGTTATCAGCAAACGCCGCAAGGCTACCCAGTTCCGCCTAAGCAACCGCTCGCAGGTTATCAGCCGCAGATTGGGCAGCCGATGCAAGCGCCGGACTTTGACGCGCCTTTTTAATTAACTAGCAGCGCCAGAAATGGCGCTTTTACTGAGGAAATAACATGGCAATAGTAAATTGGAATGATGCGCCAAAAGATGCGGTAGCTTTTGGGAGTGTCGGCGCTGCTGGTAAACCTGTGTTTGTTTTTAATAATGGCTATCAATACGCTGTCAGTGGCGAGCGATTTAAGTTCGGCAAAGGGGTCGCATTCAGAGAAGATGAAATAACGATAGAATCTGTGCGCCCAACCATTTCGTTGACTTCAACAGAATGGCCAGAAAACGAAGAGCGGATCACAGCGATAGCGCAGAATGGCAACACTGGCGAGCATTATGGAGAAACACCAAAGTTTATTTATACCAGTAACTCTGTCGAGCTTGTCAAGCCAACCGAACCAAAAACAGCAGTCGAATTTCTCAACGCCTGCGCTGCTGTGCAATCTGAGCGTGGCAAGCAATACGATGCAAGCGGTAAAGGTGAACGCAGCTTTGCAGCCGCTGCCAGTGCGTTTAATGCGGCAACAGGTAAATCACTGACAGGCTCAGATGTTTGTTTGCTGCTGACGATGGTGAAGCTGGTTAGGCAGTACAGCTCGCCGGATAGACTGCACCAGGATAGCTTGCTAGATGGGGTTAGTTATCTCAGTCTATGGGCTGAAATGCTGACTAAGGAACTAGGCGAAAAATAATTCACCTTTTTTTGATTTATCGCTTGACCATGACCGGACATGGTACTATATTGAGTTCAAGCAACAACAAACGAGGAAACAAAATGAAAACACCACGCGAAATAGCAAAGCATTACAACCTATCGCACCACACAGTGCGTAAGTGGTCTAAAACGCGCTTAGAACGCGCATCAACCTTAATCGACATGCAAATCAACCCTGTAGTAATGCAGCTTGTAGGCGAGCTTCACGCGCTTTGTTTTGCCACTAGCAATATGAGCAACAAGTTAGTTGCTAACGTGTACAGCAAAGAAGGCTACGGGCATTTTGATGTGCTTATGCTTGACTCAAACGGCTATTGGTTTGTGCCAACAACTAACCTGACAGTCGAAAACCTGCAAGCGGCAATCGCTAAAATTGAGGCAATAGTTTATGCGTAAAAATAACGAATTCTTACAAACAGTATTGCTCGCAGTGTTTGCAATCGCTGCTTACTTGTTGGTTATTTATATGTACTTGATGGAGATGGCAAAATGAATAGCAAACTTGTTTCTGTTTACTCTGTAAGCTGCCAGCATATATCAATGCCTCAAGATGCAATAAATTTCGAGGTAATGAAATTTGCACCAAGATTTAGCTTAAGAGATTTTCATTCTATGCCTGATTTTGCTCAAAAAGTTTGCGTTGAGCGGTGGCCTGTTGTTGAGTTTAGAAATGCGGCAGATGGAGAGTGGCCGTTTAGAGATCAACCAGAATTCCCGCCTATATTCAAAAGCACCTATATAGCCGTAGAACCTGAGCTTGAGAGGCTGATTGCAATAAAGTACAAAAGAGAAATTGATGCAGCAAAATCAAAAGCGCTGGTAGAAATAAGAAGTAGAGAGAAAATGCAGAGCAGTATTAATAAGTTCTTGATGCTGCCTTGGTATGTCCGCGTGTGGCAATCTGTATTTACTAAAAACTTGGAGCTAGCAAAATGAACGTCCAACAAATAGCAATAGAAATCGACACATTGCGCAGTGCAAAGAGAGAAATTGAAGAAGCGCAAGGAAAGCTTGTTTATCTGTGTGAAGGAATCACATCAGAAAACGCGCTTCAAATTAGATCTAGCTATCGTGGTGTCGTTTCAATAATTGAAGATGAAAACCTGTCATCGCATGAAAAGTTAATTATTGAGTCGCTAAAAGCAATGTTAAAAGATGAAATTGCAAGACTTACAGAAACCTGCACAAAAGCTGAAAGCAACATAAAGGAGCTAGCAAAATGATAGAATTCTTAATCTTGTCAACAATAGTGCTGATTTATTTTGCGATCAAAGCAGCCCGCGAAGAAATGAAAAGAATCGAAGAATCTTCTCAAATCTCTGAGGACTGGGAGCATTTTATAAAGACTGGCGATGATCGCAAATGGAGAAAGAGAAAATGAAAGGACTAGCCGAAGCCAAAGCCGCCATCATCAAAGCGCAGAACCAAGACCAGCTTTACAAAGCCGTCGAGTCAATCTGCTTTGATGCTGGCTATCGTTTTGCCGATGATTGTGATTTGCTAGAAAATGCAGAGTTTGCGCTGTTGCAAGGCAAACCTGGAGTTGCTGAATTATTGCGTTATGCTGATATTAAGGAAGGGAAGTTATGAGCTATAAAGTATTAACAGACGGAAACGGAAGCGGCCTTATTAATGTCGTTGGCCTTGGTCACTTTATGCGGTTAGGCGACCACAATGAAGTTATAAAAGAGCTTCAATTTGCTAAACAGGAATTGATTGACTTAAAAGCCGAGCGCGATGCTTTGGCGGCTCAGTTGGTGAAAATTCAGGACGCAGCACTGAAGCCATGCGGTAGAACCCACCAGCAATGGACTAACAACATTAAGCGAAATGCTCTTGAGATTACAGCAAGGCAATGCCTAGCCGAAACCCGCGCCGAGGCTGTTCAATGCGCTGTCAATAACATTGCATCAATAGATATGAGCGACTTAAGCAGAGATTTTACGGATGGTTATGAATATTGCAGAGCACTAATTATCCAATACGCCGAGCAAATCCTGCAAGGCGGCACAAAATGAACACCAAAACCGCCATAATGAACGCCATCGAGCTAGGCTTAAGCAATCAAGAAATCCTTGCAACCATTAAAACCACTATGAACTACATAGTGAAAACGCGAGTCGATTATAACAGCATTGCGCCGGAGCCTATACGCTCGCCAAAGCCTAGCAAGCCGAAGGAAGGCACCATAAGCCGCACCGTTTATGATGCGATTATAGCCAATCCAAGCGCAAAATCTGGCGAGCTGGCAAGAATAACTGGCGCTTGTTTTGGGGTCATTTACTCAGTTAAAAAATACTACTTTGGACACAAACCAAGGTTTAATCGGTGGGCAGTGTGATGAACAGAAAAGCAAAGATAATTGAAATGACTCAACAAGGAAAGTCAATCAAGGAAATAGCTATCGCAGCGTTTTGCACAGAGAGCTATGTTAATGAGGTTCGCGTAAAGTTTGGCATATCTCGCAAGCTAAAGAAGCGTAACTTTATGCAAACCGTAGAATTATCGGAGCTAAAGATATGAACCAAATCAAAACCGCAGTGATCCGCGTTATAGCAACTGGTGAACTGATAACCGTCCGAAGCTATGGCAACGGCTGGCTTGACGCAAAAGGCAATCTGTACCACAAAACAACTGCAACATTGGTAAAAGTAAATGACTAGACTCCACTTAGTTTCTAATGAAGATAAATTCCTTGTAGCTGAACTCGCCAAGTCTGGAATGACAGCAAGTTTGATTGGCAACAAGTTTGGCTTTAAAGCGCCGAAAGTGCTGGCCATCTGTGAGTATATGGGCGTTAAAGTGCGCTACAACCAACGCAGCAGCAAAGATGCCAAGCTGCAAGACATGATTAAAGCGCAGAAGTATTCAGCCGCTTTTATCGCGTCAACGCTTGGACTATGCACAAGCACTGTTAGAGCAGCGCAGAAAGAGCTTGGTTTGACATACTCGGAAGCGACAAAGAAGCGCAATGAAAAAGTTAAACAGGTATTTATGCTGTGCAAGGATGGCATGAGTACAAAAGATGCCTGCAACGTAATCGGCCTGCATGTGTCATCGTACAACAGACTTAAATACGAAATCGGGCTAGTAAAGAAAGGCACTTAATGTGCCTTATCTTATGATGCAGAAATCAAGTTGGCGTTCATGATCCACTGGAAAGTCTCACCAGCAGCCGGAGCAATGCTTGAACCGTAATCCCAATAACCTACCAGCAAACCACTGGCAGAAGTGTCGTTATACATAACCGCATAGCGAAACGAAGCAATACCTGAACCTGTAGCTGTCCAGGTTAAAGTCTGATTCACTGCCGCTGCATATGTTCCGCCAGATTGACTTGACGAAGTAATCGTTACAGCCTGTCCGCCAGAAGTATAACCGCCACCGTTTGCAATCTCTGCAATATCGCCCTTAACTGAATCCGCAGCTAGCGGTAGCTCGTTGCTTAGATACACTTTGAAGGTGTCAGATGCAAAGTTATGCTGCTTCTCAAAAACAGCTTCGATAAATGGGTTAAACTTGTTAAAAGCTGCCATCATTAAATCCTTGTCTTAATAAAATTGATTTTTGGCGATGATAAAACAACGCCTAGAAATTCATCGCCAGTTGTCGCTACTTTAAACTCTTGACTAACTTGGCCGCATAAATGCTTTGTTTCTTCCGCGGTTAGCTCGCAAGTTAAAATGTTGACACCATCAAGCACAGCAACAGTTAAGCCACCATTAGCAATCGTTTTGTCTATGCGCTTTACATTGTCACAGTCAAAAATTGCATACTCAGCAGCCGTTAAATCTGCCGCGTCAATTGGGTTTCCGCTTGCGTCGTTAACTGGCAGATTAATAGTCTGATACCTAAATTGGTATGGCATTAGTTTAGCCTCCCATTAAATTTAAAATCTGATTGCATCATAACATTATACGCAACATCCGGCGATATGCGCGAAGAATAAGCCAATGTAGGCTGAATGCTTGCTGTCACTGTAAAATCTTCAGGATTCGCATCAGGGAAGTTTTGCGTATATTCAAAGTCTGCAACGCCGCCTGCATAAGAAAACGCCGCGCCATCAGCCACCAAAACAAAGCCAGTTATCTCAGTGTATGTAAGTGTTGCTGAGCCGCCAGCATAGCTAAATGATGCACCATCTACTGCTATTGACCTGTTAAAAAACAGATCAGCAGCAGCGCCAGAATAAGAGTATGCAGCACCGCTGGCATTCAGCTTTCTATTGGCTCTTAGCGTTGCATTTCCGCCACTATAAGAGAATGATCTGCCGTTAGCGCTTAACTTTCTATTGAGCAACGTGCTGGAAGTGCCACCGGAATAACTAAACGCGCCGCCGTCAGCCGTTAGTGTATAACCGCCTGGCGGTGCAGCGCTTGGAGTTACTAGCTGCCCGTATGGATTGCGCCCATAAAAGCCTAGACCGTACATTTAAGCGCCCACAATTCGGTTAATCTGTGATAATCGCCATCATTAGGGAATGACTTTATTTTATCCTCGATAGCATCACGCTTGCCTTGGATTGTGCCGTAATACTCAGCGAATAGCTCAGCCTTGCGCTTAACCTTCTCAACCAACGTGTTAACGTCAATTCCTCGCGCCTCAGCCATTGATGCAAGCATAGATATTGGTCGAACGCCATAAGCCTCATTTACTTGCACGCTCCATGAATCGCGCTCCGTCTGCGTAGTGCCTTCGGTTAGCTTTGCAACCGCCGACTCAAACCATGCCGTAGCCTCTGCAATCTTTTTAGCCTTCTCTGCTGGCCAAGGATTGTAAGAAGTGATCAAGTTATTAGTGCGCTCATCGCTCGCAGTTGATACCCATTCACCGGACTGTAGCTGTTCAATCTGAACCCCCTCTTTGGCAAGGAAGTCGTGTAAGCCAATGCCCTTTTCAATGTAGTTAATCATTGAATACCACCTCTTAACATTGCCTGCGGTGCGCCTGCGTTCATTGTTGCCGACATTGCGCCTGGTGTTGTTGCTGGCAATGCTGTGTGATATGCAGCGCTAGAAGCTGACCAGTAAGACACTGGATTATTTTCAAAAGTGTTGCCTGCCGCACCAGTCCAAACAATGTTGGTGCCGGTTGCCATTATTTGTGGCGCTCCATTACTCACCACCGCAAATCCGTAGACGCCTTGACCAAGTTTTAAGTCCACTGTTATTGGCTTAATTCCAGTTGTGGAAGTGTCAACAGTACCCAAATCAGCAAGCAGTGTGAATGTGCTGTCGTAATCGTTGCCTGTGTCTGATTGCTTAGTTAAGTTGTAAATCCCTACGCGCATTGTTGAGCCAGCCGCAAGGGCTGTAACTCTAAATGCAATAGTTGTTAAACGGCATGGAGCAATAATTAAGTGAGGCGCAACATACATTGTGTTAGCTGTTAATGTTAGTGTACCTCTAATGCCAACAGCCTGCCCAGTCAGCGAGTACGCCACCTTGTTAAGCATCCTAGAGCCAAAAGCTCTAGCATCAGTTGGAACGTAAACGCGCTTGGCTCCAGCAGGGAAATCAATCTTTGACGTTGTGCCTAGCGAGTTATTAAACACGTTAACGCGCACAAGCGTAGTCGACGCGCTTAGGTAGCCTTCGCCAAGTTCCCAGTTGTTCGCGGTATCTTCTATGCGATATGGGAAAACATGATTCAAACCGTAAAAACTATTGAAAGTCTGACCGTATACATAGTTAGCAGCATCAACAATAGCGCCGGCAAGTGTTAAGTTGCCAGTGCCTGTGCTTGTGCTTGTTTCTGCAATGTTATTTGCGCTCATGCTTAACCCGCCGCAACTTCAAATTGAATTTCAGGAACGCCGCTTGTTGTGCCGTCAGTGTAGACGATTGTGCGAAGTGCTGATGTATCATAAATCACAGGCAAGCCAGTTTTCAAAAAGTCGTGAGCGTCGCCGTCATTGTTGATCTTGACTCGACCATTCCACAGTCTGCGCATAACATGCACATTGAACGTGCCAGCCGTTGCAACCGTACCAACCACGCGCTCTATTTTTTGTATTCCGGTGTCACCTGACTGTAATGGCATGTAGAACATACGACCGACAGCCATGCCGCTAAATGCAGCCACTGCGCTAGTGGTGCGACCTGTAGTACCATTTTGGTTTGTGTAAAACACTTGGAAAGATGGAGTGCCTGTAAAAGCTGTTACCGCTTCAATCCAAATTTCTGTATTCAAGTAACTGCCGTCAGGAATTCTCGCGGCATAACTTGGTTGACTTGCAAGCGTGGTGTCAGCGTTAAACGCATAAGCGCCGCAACTAAACACGCAATCATAAACAGAGAAGCGACATGCAACGCTTGAGCTAAACTGAACTCCTGACAAATAACCAGTTGAGCTTGCAGGAAATGCGTTTAATACCGGATAGCCAGCGTCGGTATCTGTTGGCACTACGCCCGCTGCCGTGTTACCAATCGCCAAAGTGCCCGCGCCTGGATTGCCAGCTAAGTCAAAAAGTGAAAACGGAAAACCTGCAACAGTTGTGCGTGATGCGGTTTTTAAATAAGTTGGTCGCTGAGACTGTGCCGCGATTAGTTGATCTAGTGATGTGATTGCCATTATTTGCCCGTCCTATCCGTTTGCACTTCTTTTGTTTTTTCGTAAGTGCGATATGCGCCAAGTCCTAGTATACCAAAAAGTATCTGCATTGTTATCGTGGTGTCTAGCGCAGGAAACTCGCCAACATAATCAAACACGACTCGCGCCACAAAACGCGCTATTGGCTCAATTACAGCAGCATAAGCTAGGCCAAAAGCGCCAATCCACATTACAGCAGGACGCGCGCCAGCAACAAACACTGAAGGATGCTGAGCTTCCACTTTGTTAATCTCAATCTGACCAAGCATCAAGTTAACTTCTGCCTGTAGTTTTGCTAAATCTCCGTCTTGCTTCAGCTTTTCGAGCTTATAAAGCTCTTCTGCTCGCTTAGATGGATCCGGCCAAATCTTTTCAATCGCAGTCTTGCCAATTTCAAACAGTGCGCTCAGTGGGTCGAAGCTCATTTAGCCCCCACTGGAGCCTTTGTAAGCTCTCGCACAAATGCGCCTAATACGCTGATGACGATAAACGAAACGCCGTACCACGCGCCCAAATATTGCTGTAACAGGCTAAAGTTAAGCTCTAAAACACCAAGCACCAAGACAAGAATTTGCAGCATGTAAGTTTTACTTTTGAGTCTAGCTATGATTGCACTCATTGTTTCACCTCGATTTGATAGTGTGGTAAGTCTTTAAATGTTTTCCAATCTCCGCCCCAAGTAATTTTGACACCAAGCTCATCAGCCGCTTTTTTCATTGCCTCAGCAACTAAGCCAAAAGGCTTTGGGTTATTCCAATCAACAGGTAAAGGCACAATGTCAACAGCTTGCCCGATAATATGGCGACTGCTCATTGTGCGAGTGAACCCTTTTTCAAGCAACTCAGCTTGGCGCTCTTTGGTGCGCAGCCCTTCAATGACAGTGAAGTCAACAGGCGACAACTCTAGCGCACGCTTAACAACCTTAACCAAGTCGGCATTTACGCCGACAAGGTTTTTTGTTGATCTATCTCCGAGAATAAACTTAGCCATAAACCCACCCCGAAGATGTAAAACAGAAAGTAGATTGCCCGCCAGCAGCAGGCGTTGCGTTTGTCAGTATGTCACCAATCGCCCAAGTTCCCGTAGCTGGAGTTGAAGTTACTGAGTTTAGAGCAAGACTATTCACATAAGGCCGCACGCTATTAACTGACGAACAGGAATAAGCAGTTATGCCGCTAAACTCTACATTTATGCCAGCTACGCTAGGCGCTCCGTAAGGATAAATGCGAAGAACAATTGATGTGACTGCAACAGATGGCCTAACGGCCACTGTAAACAATTTCCAATCGCCCTTCTTAATGTGTAAATCTTCATCACCAAAGCTGTAATCACGACTACCCGCCGCATTTGTACCGTTTACATCAACTGTAAAATAGCTTGCAGCCGCTGGCGCTCCAGTGTGCTTAATCATCATCGTTAACACAACATAGTCATTTGCCGCTGCGATAATTGGCACAGTCCTAGACGCCGGAGATCCAGACGTAACGAAAGATTCTGTTACCATTGCCTTTCCGTCCATTGGTGATGTTCCGCGCTCAACACCTACGGAAGCCCTATATATTGCACTTGTTTTGACGCTTGGCGGAACTGTTGTAAATCTACTCTCCATTTTAGAGCAGTAACTAAGGCCGATTGATGCCGTGTTTATTTCAGGAATACTATTCACGATTCCGTCTAGGTTTGGAAAAGTTGCGTTGTAGCATGGCTCTCCAACTACTTGGTATGGCGAATAAGTTTCGCTGCTGTTGCCGCATAAAACATACGTGCTAACAGATGATGCGGCTAAAATAGTGCATGGATCAATACTGTACGGGCCGCGCAGAGACTGGATATTGTAAAGCGCTAAACCTGTGTTAGCTTCAAAGTAACTCCCGCCTAGGTTTGCCCCTTCATAACCCCCTGTGATTTTTACCGGATTTGGCATACCCTCAAGTAGATTCCCACTTTCAATGACAGAATGCGCAGATATATCAAGCCCTCCATTTATTTGCTGCCCAGCTTTGTTGTCGATAAACCTAAACATATTCCAAGCTGTGCCGTTTAAATTTCGACAAATCCATCCGTTTCGGTTAATCACACTGTCTTTGATTGTGATATCTGCCATTGTTGGCTCTATTGATGTAGTGCCAATGTACATATCAAAAGCAGATGTAAAGTCAAAAACGCCGATGCGCTCAAATGTGCAGTCATAACCGTATAGCGGTCCGCTAGTCACAACGCCAGATACGTCAAAGCCAAACGCCCTAATGCAAGTAGAGCCTGGCTTTCTGATGACGTTAAAGCCAAAAAAATATGAGCCTCGAGCAGAGCTATTTTGCCTAAATCTAAACGCATCCGAGCCATTGTGATCAATATAAAATGTTGGCAGCTTTTGAACATCGTTAAAAATTGGAAGCTCATACGCATAAACAGGTAGCCTGCCAAGGCCAACAATAATTATTGGATTAGCAGGCATGTTTATTTCGCGAGTCAATCTGTAGGTGGCAAGCCTGATAAGAGCCAAAGGCTTGTTGGATGCTAGCCAATTTTCGATAGCTGTCGAATCATCAGCAACCATATCACCAACAGCGCCAAACTGCTCTGGCGTAACGTAAGAATCTGCAACCCGCCCAACATGACTAGCCAGCACACCCGATATTGATACGGTTGATGTTTGGCTTGCAAGGCTTGCAACATCTATTAAGCCGCTAACCCGTGGTGAATATCCTTTTTGCGAACCGCTTTTATTAAAAAGCTGAATCGAATATGCAGACTCTCCGGCATAAAGCCCAACCTTTATTTGCTTCACACTGCCGCTGTATTGTGGTTGTCCTGCGCCGTTTAGTGTAATTGGCTGAGAAAGTAAAACCTCGCTGCCGTTATCCTGCACAGCGTATACATTAATGCGATTAGCTGGCTGGTTTTTTGGATCTGAGTCTTGGCGGCCAAAATAAACAGAACCCGCCGAAAGCGGATTGCCGTTAGTCGGATCAACAAACTGAATAAATGGATTTATAACTTGGTAGCTCATGGCTTTGTCCTAAATTAATTTTGTACAGTATAGCGCCAATTTAGCAATGAAAAAAGCCGCTATTTTTGCGGCTTTCTCAGTTTAAAAAAGTCTATGACATACCAGAACCATGCTAGACACAACCAACAAAGCCATATACTCATTTTAGTGCTTCCTGTACTCGTTTTTCGGTTTTTCTGCGACCTGCAGCATCTTTAGCGAACTTTATACCTGATAATACCGGAGTTGGGACGCCAGTGCCAGCAGTCATCATCATATCCATTGCGGCAAGTAATGCAGATGATGTGTTTGAATTGTTGACAGCGTTAGGCTGGGCAACAAAAACATCACGAGCAATGTCATTTAAATCCTTTAATTGTTCAGCACCTTTTTTGCCAAAAATCTTTTGCAGCTTGCCGTTTTTATCTAGTGACATGATTGTGCGGTTAAGTTGTGCGGGGCTAATCATTGGATTGCCATTTGGATCTCTGCCAACGCCTTTTGTTGCTTCGTCGCGTATATGGCGAACCGTTGCGGCTTGCATTTCTCTCCAAGCTGCCATGCCTTCTTGACCTTGAGTTTGCAGCAATCTGCGAACTTCGTTCAAGTCATTAACTGAGCCATTGGTGACAACTTTATCAACAATGTTTTCAAGCGCTATTTGACGATCATCAGAGCCGCGCTTAGTGCCAAGAATATTCTTGATTATGCCAATACGCTCGTAGTTGTCGCCGTATTGCTTGCGCAGCTTTCTAGCGGCTTGATACTTTTCACCGCCTGCGTTAGCTGTTGACTCGTCAATGATGCTTTTAAGTTCAGCAGCTACTCGCAAGTTATTTGCGTCAGCGCCTTTTGAAAACTTATTGATCGACTTTCTCAAGCGCTCAGCATCGTTTAGCGTCATATCTCCAATCTGTAAAGTGCCGTCCATCAGCGAGCCTTTGCCAACTCCCTGCACTTCAATTTGCTTTGCTACTGCTTGCATGATTGGAGCTAAACCAGCCTCTGCTCTGTTGTCGTTTAAGTATTGAGCCACTGATTGCAAAGAAACTGGCTCGTTAGTTTCGCCCGCTTTCTCCGCTTCTTTATATGCAACGCGGATCCTAACCTTGTCAGCAGCAGCGCGTTTACGCAATGCCTCATCAACCTTCTGCCCAGTTTGCAGCTTGTATGCTGTTTCAGGAAGCTCTGTGCCAGTTTCATCAAGGAAAGCATCAAAGTTTTGCACAAGCGCTTGATTCTGCTCATTCATGCGCTGACGTATTGGTGCGCCTGCATCAGCTTGTTTTGCTGTCTCGCGCTCAAACTGTTGTTGTGCAAAGTCTTGCGTTGCTTGACCTTTAGTTAGCTTAATTGGTACCGGTAGCGATTCAGCCCTAGCTAGTCTCTGAGCTTCTAAACCGCCGGCAGCTTCAGCAGCGCCGATTGATCTAGCCGGCGCTTGTTGTGCTGGCATGATTGATTGTGCAGCTTCAGTAACGACAGGTTTGGCAGCTTGCATTGACGCTCTAGCAGCCTGACCAGCGCCAGCAACCTGAGCAGGGCTAAACGCCGCCAAAGTAGGCGGTAGCAATGCGGCAGCCTCGCCAACAGCGCCAGCAATCTCTTGGCCTGCTTGTGTCCTTGGTGCGTATGTTCCGCGCTCAGCGTAGCGCTGCGCAGTGTCAGCCACTCGCTGTACGCCTTGCTGTGTGCCAAACTCGCCTGCCGAAATTGCATCAACTAAACCAGTGCCAACCCCTTGCGCATAACCTAAAGCACCAGTTGTTGCGCCAGTTCCTAAAGTGCCGATTGTTTCAGCTAAGCCTACAACATCTTGAATAAAGTTGGTTTCAGGTTTTACCCTCGGCTCATCTGCTTCAATAGGGTTGCCAGCATCGTCAAATAATGGAATATCTGACGACGCCGACTGCTTTTTTGCATCAAACTGATCAAAAGGATTGGCAGCCGATGCAGTATCAAACTGATCAAATGGATTAGCCATTATTGGCCCTCCGGCAAATAGCCATACTTAGCCCTGAATTGCTCTTTAAGTTGTGGGTTTTGTCGCAAGTATTCAATTGCCTGAGCTGGTGCCTGCATTTGCGGCTGTGATTGCTGCTCTGCTTGCGGAGCTTCAAACAATGGATTGGCTTCTTTCCACTCGTCTAGATAAACCTGAAACTCTCCAGAATCAAAAGATCCGCCATTAGCCCTTCTAAACTCAGTAGCAAGTTTTGCAACTTCTTTCTCACGCTTAGCGAGCTTTTTGCTAATATCAAAAGTCAGCTTTCGGCCTTCTTTTGAAGTGGTCAAATCTGGAACTGTTTGCTGCAAGAAAATCATATCTGAGTTAGATAGCGCACCTGACATTTGCTGAGATTTATCTAAAACAAGAGTGTTGGCCACTTTTTCGTAAACCTCAGACTCAGTAAGTCCTTCAGTTTCTATGCCAGCTTGCTTGAGTATTTTAGCGCCAGCAAGCAAAGTGCCAGCAGCAGCACCGCTAAATGCTTTATCTGAAAGCGTTTCAAGCGTATTAATCGTGGCGATCTCTTTGTTTGCCTTAGATGCCTTTCCGATTATATCTTGATAGTCTTTTGCACTTAGCTTGGCAATCTCTGTATCTTGCTTGTTGTCGATAGTAACTTGAGTGTCTGGCCTGCCTGCGCGCTTTTCTGCTGCCGCAACTTCACGCTCTCGCAACCCTAGCTGCGCCTCTTGGTATGGCGTAATTCCTTCAGGTTTTTCAGCAAAGATGCCAGTCTTAAATCCCTGCGCTTCTAAGCCAGCGCCAACACTACGCATGACTTGCTTAGCTTGCTCTGGGTTCTCGCGGTACATTTGACCAAGTTTAATGGTATCAGCCGCATTGCCGCCGCGCTGCATGATGGAGTCAATTCGCTTAGCAATCACTGACTCGAATGCTTGCTGATCATCTTTAACTTGCCATAGCTGAGCCATGTCAGCAGCAGCTAGTTGCTGCTTGCGTTGATCATCAAGCCCAGACGCAGCTAAAACCTGCTGCGCTAGCTGAGGACTTTTCATCGTTGCGTTAATCAATGACTCTTGATTGCCTGTCTTGTAATAGTCGCGCAGTGCATTTGATGCTTCTGACATATCAGCTTTTTTAGCTTCATAATCAGCCATTTCCATCTTCTGAGCTTTTAACCCAAGCAAGCCTTGCGCACCAGGAAGGATTTTATCGAAGTAAGTAGCCATTAAAAGCCCCCAAGAATAAACTGGCCGATGCCACCAAGAAGGTCTTGACGTGCTTGGCCTTGCTGCTGATATTTGTTTGCCTGCACGTTGCCAGCTTGCAATGCGTTATTGCCTGCTTGCATCCCGAAGTTTTGCGCAGCGTTGCCGACCTGATTTGCTGCACCAGTTCCCAATCCAGCAATTCCCATCAATTGGTTATAGCGGTTAGTTTGCGCACCCTGATTGAGACTAAACTCGTTTTGTGCATTCTGCCGCGCTTGCTGCGCCAGCTGTGGCGCAATAGTGGCTAATGCCGCTTGTGTGTCGCCACCGCGAATGCCGCCAGTTGCAGAACCCATCCGAAGCGCTTGCTCGTTTTGCTGTTGGCTTAACGCTGCATATTCTGGGGACTTAAAGTAGGCGCCGTAGTCAAAGTTAAAATTCTGCGCTGGCTGGTTAATATATGCGCTCAACACTGGCAAAGCCGCTTGCCCTGCTTGTTGGTATGGGGCCATGATCGACTTAATGTAGTCAAGCTGCTCGCGCTGCAATGCTGTTGATTGGTCAATTCCGTACATTTGCGCTTTCGCTGCGTCTTTGGCTGTCTTGTTGGCAGTATAAGCGCTTCCGCCTAGCGTGCCAGCCAGCATTGTTTCAATGCCCATTTATAACTCCTTGAAAAAGATTATTTGGTTATTGTAGCAGTGTACGCGCTTAAATCCTATGCGCTCGCATAACTTGATAGATGGCTTGTGCTGTGGCTCTATGGCTGTCATCATGGCTTCATACCCATTAAACCGTAAATGCCTCTCGCCTTCTTCGATTAATCTGCTTGCGTGCCTGACGTAACGCTTTTTTACGCATATATGCACCTCACAAGTTAGCGGTTCAACATCTAGGTAAGCGACTAGCATAGACTCATCAACGACGAATGCGCTACAGTTAAGCTCATCCGGCGCAGATAATCCGCGCTCAGAAAAGAATTCTTTAACGTCATCAATCGTGGCCTGCCTAATCATGTAGCACGCTGCTTAGCTGTTCGCTCAGTTACTAGCGAGCTATTGATAACATCAACGGCAGAGTTGAGCGCGTTTGCAAGGTCTGTGATGTTGTTGATTAATGCGTTGATCGCGTCAGTTTGGCTCTGTGCGTAAGTCTGATTATAAGCAGCCGGAGCAGCGCCAACAGCGCTTGGCGGTAAAGTAGTTGTCTCTGCTGCATCGCCAACGGCAGTTGCCAACAGCACCACGCCGCCTACAATTGCAGTGCAATAGTCAAGTGTGCCAACAATATCACCCGATGCACCGTGAGCAGACTGAGCAGCAATGTGCGCATTCAGTGACGAAGTAACAGCGCTAACATCAGTTTGCAGCGTGACAATCTGACCGTTAATCACAGTGATTTGGCCGTTGATAACCGTTAGCTGTAATTGAATGTCTTCAATGTCAGCAGTGTTTTCGTCAATTGTCACAAGCAGCGCTTCGGTGTTAGCTTTGCCTGCAATGTAATCTTTTATGAATTGGTCAGGAAACTTGCCACCAAGTACCCTTTGCAATTCTGCCTCAGTAAAAACGTAATTTCGCAATCTATTAGCCATAACGCACCTTCAGCCCTGAGAAGTTAACGCGGTCTTTTGTCAGCGCTCGACACTTGATAGAGAATTGCTGATTGAAGTAACCGAAGCCGAAAGCAACAAAGCGTGTATTGTAGTTGCCTGCCTCGCCATAAAGTTGCACGTATTCAGATGAGTCTGTGACACCATTGTCTGAGACAGAAATAAATACGTTAGTATTTGAAGACTCAAAGCCCGTAATTGTATTAAGCTCAATTAAGCCAATCCTTACTGATGGGGCGTAGACAAGCGGAGTTTTGAACTCGCATTCTGTGTACTCGCCATCTTGAGCGGCAGATGTATAGTCAAGCGCATAAATAGCGCCGTCAGTTGTTGAGCCGTAAACCCACTTGGCAAGCAATGGATGATAAGCTCCATTACAAGCAATCCACGGATCGCCATCAACGCCAGTTGAAAGCTCTGACCATGAGTTATCAACACCAATTAGCTTTAATGCAGTTAAGTTTAATGCGTATGTTTTCTGTGGCAGTCTGACAATCAATAGCTGCGTATCGCCATCAGTGCGAGCCTCTAACACCGATTGCGCAAGCTCAGCATCAGACAGTGATTGCAGGTAATCGTTAATTGTTGGAGTTGATAATAACTGAGCATCACCCGCGCCAATTGTGTATATACCTGGCGATTCGTATCTGCGCGAGCCAAGAATAAACACGCCGCCAGCAACGCGAGTTTTGCAGTGCGTTCCGCATATACCAATCTCTAGCGACTTTTGCGCAATGCGAGAAAATGCAAAGTTTGTTGAACCGTCATTTTGAAAGAATTCTGTTGAGTACCGTCCAAAAACCATCATTAAGTCATCTGGTGTACGCATATTGCCAAGCGACTTATCCGGCATAATCTCCGCAACTGCGTAATCAGTTGGAGCAACCTGCGTTTCATCAGCTAGCAGAGTGTGATACAAGTATTCGCCGTCGGTAAAGAAGTAATACCCATCAATCCAATCTCCGTCAATTGGACGGCCAAAGTCTGCATCAGTCAGTAGCGTTAGTGTGCCGCCTGCATAGCGGTATACATTGCCACCAGATATAACTAACTGCGATTGAAAGCTGTACGGCATAGAGCATTGACCGGAGCCGTTAATAGTGCCAACAGTCGAATAACTGCCTGCGCTATCAACTGTTATCAACTTATTTCCTGACACTTGAAACAACTTGCCAAGCCTGTCGTTAAAGAATGAGCCGCGACAAGGGCCGCTTGCTGTCATTAGCCGCTTAACACCTGGATGAGAAATAAGATAACCTTGCGCACCTCGAATTTCTTTGGGTATGGCAAGCATATTCTTTGGCATAAAGTCGCGGTAATCAGTTTGTGCGTTCAACTTATCGCCGCGCACAATTGGAACTTGGATCTCAGGCATTAGCATTCATCCTTTGTGTGCGGGTAGAATGGCTCAGGATAACCAAAGTCTTTCCATCCTTGACCATGCGGCATGTCTGGGCGGCGTTTAAGTTCTGGAACTTTAATCATTAGAACCTGTAAGTTTTCCATGCTTTCGCGTGCGTTGTCCATGTAGCCATCTGTTAGCATCACTTGATAGATTGGCGCGATACGCTTGCCTAGCTCGTAGCTAATGGCAGACATTGCTTGGTCAGGGAATCCGGCTATAAAATCCATGTCAGCAGATTGAACGTCAGTAGTCTCAAGCCGCATCACTGGCGCAAGCTCAAGCATCATTTCTTTGTATTCTTCAAAGCCAGTTTCAAGCATGTCTGGCGTAGGCTGTCTCATGCCGTTAGCGGCAGTTATGCCAGCCTTGCGAAACGCTGAGTTGATAACATCTTTAATTGTGTACATTGGTGCGCCCTCAAGTTTTGATTAGTATAGCGCAATAAAAAGGGCGCATAAAGCGCCCTCTTGATAATGACAATCTATTATGGATTGCCGAAGAACTGACCGCAGCCATGCGGGATCAATGTGGCGAACGCTGGCAGCAAGTCAATCCGAACTCCTTGGACGTTTGTGATTGGGTTTGATGACATTGTTGCGCGCATTGACAAGCCAGAGCTTGCAGAAGTAAATACGCTCGAATCCCAACCTTGCAGCTTAGGCAGCTCAACAGTACCCATTGCAATCGCTTTTTCGTGCATGAAGATGTTTGGCTTGTAAGTGGTGCTTGCAACACCAAGGATTACAACCGCATCGCCAGCAGTGATTTGGCGGTTAACAGTGTTGAACTGCGGGTTAGTGGCATCAAACACACCAGCAACTGACAGAGTTACAGTAATGTCGTTACCAGATGCAGCCGCAGCAGAAACAACAGTTGCAGTGAACGGAACAGCAGCACCATTGCGGAACAGCACTTGTTTGGTTTGTTGGTTGATCCAAGAAGTAGCAGTGAACTGCACTTGGTCTCCAACAGCCAACGCTTTAGCGGCTAATGATGCGCCAGTTAAGGTTACAGTCATTTGCATGGTGTCTTTAACTGTGCTGTAAGTCAGTGTTGGAGTTGTCTTAACTGTAACAGTCGCAGCACCAGCAGCAGAGCCAGCAGTACGGTTTGATAATGCGTTAGACATTAACGCACGCACGCCAGCAAAGTTACCAGCAATTTGAGCATCTTCCCACGCTGAGCGGATCAACTCGACGTTAGCAGAGCCTAAAGCGCCCTGTTTGTCAGCTAATGCTTGAGCAGCCCAAGGATCCATGATTGCATACTTGCGACCAGTATTTAAGCCTAAGTCACTCAGGAATGAACCGCATTGTGCAACGTCTGACCACTTAGTGATAGCAGTGCCAACAGTACCCAATTGCAGTGAGCCGTTTTTCAGGATGTAAGCGCCTAACTCTAACTCAAGCTCGGTATTCATCTTCTCATAAGCCGGAGCAAGAATCTCATCCCATTGGTTCAGCTTTAACGCTTGCTCGATTTGGTCGTATTCGATCCAAACAGTACAGTAGTTGCTGATACGGGCTTCAATCTTGCCAGACAATAACGCGCTTGAAGTCTGAGCGGTCAAGTCACCTGTTGCAGTGCGGCTTGCTTTGTACTGCATAGGGCGTTTCAGGAATACAGCTTCACCTGTGTTCGGGTTTAACTCGCCTTGGATAACTTGGCGATCAACTGCGTTCAGTAAAACGTTTGTGCTTTTGAAACCTTCAGCAAATTTTTTAAGTGTAATCTGACTGACGTTACTATTTAAATTATTCGATGGCATGATAGCCTCCTATTATCGAATGATGGCGTCTGGAAACATATTTTTAAATTTGGACTCACTAGCCGAAACTGGCTTGGTTGATCCCGCTTTAACTTGTGGCGTTGCTGAAACGGATGCCTTGACCTTTGGAGCCGACTTAACCATTTTCGACAACTTGCCAATTTCTACACCAAGCCCCACTGGGTCAGATGCAAGCTCGGCGAGCCGCTTCATAATTTCCGGCTTTCTGCCTGCTACTAAAACGATTAACTCTGGGTTATCAGCGTGCATCAAAATTGCGTTTTGAGCCGCCAACGGCAGTGAGTCAATCACGTTTTTCTCAGCAGTAGCGTAATCAGGAAACTTGCTAGCAACTTTTGTTTTGCGCTCGTTGTATTCAGATAACTTAACATTGTACGCTTGTTGCAGCTTCTCAACTTCAGCGCTTTGCTGTTTCTGAGATTCTTCAAACTCGCGCTTTTTGGTAAAGTAAGCAGCCATCTTTTGCGCTAGCTTGTCTTTATCCCAATCAACATCGGTATCTTCTAGGTCAGGCATCTTTTCAGAGAATTCAGCTACCGCTTGCACTGGCTGTTGCGCTACAGCTTGCGCTTGCTTCAACTGTTTATTCTCTCGCGCTAGCTCTTTGTATTGCTGGCGAAGATTCTTAGCCCAATTCGGCGCATCTTCAGGAATTTCGTCATCGCTGCCCTGCTCAGCGTCTGAAGTTGGTGAAACTTCATCATCACCGATTAACAACGCTTCTTCAGTTTCTTCAAGTTCTGCTGGCTCATCGGCTTGCGCTTCAACTTCTACCTGCTCGACTTCTTCAACCGTTTCAACTTCATCAATCTCGATGCTATCTACCTGTTCTGACATTTTTTAACCCTTTTAAATTACTCGATGTAACGCCATCGGAGGCGTCAATATTATGGCGCGTCAATAAACCGCCGTCAAGTTATTGACTAAAATCCCTACTCATTGCATTAGCTGTAGTGCTAATGGCGTCTTGATTAGTCTTGAATGCCTGCGCTTCTTTCAAGTTAATCTCAGCGCCAACTCGCTGAGCCTCAAGCTGTAGCTCTGCTCTGCGTAGCTCATACTCCATCAAAAACTTCTGGTATTCCATTTGGTTTTTCTGCTCAGCTACTGCGGCTTTCTGCATCTCAGCTTGCGCCAGTAATACGTTTGGATCAACCGGAGGCTGCTGTGCCTGCATTTCTTGCTGAAGCTCTTGCATAATTTCAGCATCTTCTTCTTCAGCTTTCTTGACGCCATTCTTAAGCATCTGCTTGCGGTTGAAGCGCTGCAAGTCTTCCACACCTTCTCCTTCAGTGTTAGCAATAACCATTGACATAAGCACAGAATAATAAGGGTCTGTTGGCGGTATCATCTGAAGCATTGCGGTCAACTCTCTGCGCGTCTGAGTGCGCCTTGCTGAAAATGACTCGCCAACATCAACATCAACATCAAACTTGCCTTGCGTAATGTCATTCAACACAGCAATCTTGCCCGTTTGTCTGTCAGTGATCGTGCCTGTCAGTGTGCCAAAGCTGCGGTTTCCTTCTTCATCTTCCATCGCAACTGTGAACTCTGAGCCGTAAATTTCACGCGCCATAGACAGCCACACTTTGCCGATGTATTTCATCGTCATTGCTGCATTGTCCATGTAAACGAATGACTGAGCATCTGAGCGGCTAAAGATCGCCTCGACAGTATCTTGCGCAAGGTTAGACGGCATCTGCTGCATGTTCTCAGCGCCAGTGATTTGCTGGATGTTCTGCCCTGCGTATTCCATCAGCGTCATTAATGCTGGTGAAACCTGGGCGGGCTGCAGATAGCTAGCAACAGCGGCAGGCTGAATGATATTGCCGTTTTTATCCTTAACTGAACGAAGTGGCAGATAGGCGTTGCGCTTCTTGTTGCGATTGGCCCAATACTTTTCTAGCCCCTGTACGTTTTCAACGTCTAGCACCGGAGTATTTTCAGAGCCAATAGTTGCAGCATCTGCAAGCATTGAAACCATCAAGTTATCCAAGCGTTGCGCATCCATCGCTTTTGTTACATGGCCTTCAATGCGCTCTTGATTGTCAATAAAGTAACGCTTGCCGTATTGCATAGCGATTGGGATGAACTCGCCTGGAATACGCTTAGGCGGTTCTAGCCATTCATCGCCATCAAACACGCCTGAGTAAACTCGCCGCTTTTTGATTGTTCTGCGCTCAACCTCAAAGAATCCAGACTCTGCCAATTCGTCAATTACGTCCTCGACTTCATCAGACAGATAGACAGCTTTTTCATTAGTCACTGGATTAAAGAAAGCAATCGCATCAACCTTTTCAACGCGAATTTCAAACCACTTACAAAGCGTGACAGCATCTTGAGTACACCAGTCATTCCAGATGCCTGACTCGATTTTAACAACGCTTGCAGGCTCTTTTTCGTATTCAGTGCGGAAGTCATCAGGCGTCATCGTGTACGCCATACCACACCACATAGCATCAGACTTATCGTAAGACTTAGCAGAGTTATCCCAAAACAGGCAGCTTTGTGAATCGTAGACAGGATAAAACATTGGGCGTAACTGCTTGTTGGTCGGATCTTCTGGATCTGCATATTCTGCGCAGACTTCAATAGCACCCATACCACCAGTTACAGCATCATCAAAACAGTTTATTGCGGCAAAGTCACCGTTAGAGCGGATCCAATCAGCCCTGAAAGCCTTGTTCATTTTCTCGGCTAACTCAATGCTTGTATGCTCATCAGATGGCCGAAACTTAACCGTGATTTTATTGCGTCGATATTCAGAGATAATCCGGTCAACTTCTCGCGCTACCTTGTTTAGTTCGAAGCGTGGGTATTTATCCATGTTTTCGGCTAGGTCAGTGCCTGCGAATGTTGAACCTTCCCACTGTGCGCCAGGTATGCGCGCAAATCGAATTGATTCGATAATCTTTTCACGCACTTGTCTTGTTGACTCATCGCCAACCGCTTTTGTGAATCGCTCTTTTGCTGACTCGTACCAGTCTTGTCTAGTCATTCGTGCCATTTCGTTACCATCCCATCGTTGGAATATTTATATTTGAATAGTCTACCACAGGAACCGGATTATAGTCAGTTTCTGACATCATCACGCAATCCGCTAAGTTTGGCGAGTTAATGCCGAGCTTTTTCATTTCCTGCTTAGATGCAATCTGATAACCATTTCCAGAGCCGCGCTTTCTTGGAATGCGGCAAAGCTCAGTGCGCAATTGCGCCAAGTCTTGGCAATCAGAGCTAAAGCTAATCATCTCTGCGGGGTCTGTGTATTCGCCGTGAATAACTGCGCGATATGTTCTGAAAACCCTTTGAGCTAGTCGAAAGTATCTCTGTGCGCGTATGTTGGCGAAAAACTCTTTATTGCTGATTTGCTTGGTTGATTGTTCAATATAGTTTTCAGCAATGCCATCAGGATCATCAACTGAGCCAGAGCCGAAGAATTCCTCAATCTCCATACGTGCAGCGCTGAAAGCATCGCCAACTTGTCTGCGTAGTGATAAGCCAATACCTGTGGCATCATAAACGAATTTATCTGCACCAACTGCCAAAGCTGTCTCTGTGGCGATATCGCAAGCGCTGTTTACATCTCCGCCGATGATGTTAATCAGGTTCGTTATGACTGAGCCATGACGCACGCATACTCCCTTTGCATCACCTGAGTCAGCAGGGTCATGTGCAACAATCTTAGCGCCTTTCTGACGCCAGCCTAACTTGACATGCGCGTCAATGCAGGCATCGAACCATTCAGCAGTTATGATTGCATCCGGCAAGTGATCGTTAAACTCACCAAGCCATATATGGTCGTACAATGCGCGGCTAAAGTTAGCGTAAGCGAATTGCCTTTCACCTTCTAAACCTGAGTCATCAAACCACGGATTGTCTTCAAAGTTCATCTTGATAATTGTATGCAGTTCATCAATATAAACGCCATCTGCGTCAAGATGTGCCTTGTATGGCGCTATAAAGCGTTTACTAAACGGGTCATTGGCTGACTGAGGGTTTCCTATAAAAACAAGCTGCACGCTGCGCAATGTGTCTTCATCAATGATTTCTTTCTTGCCGCCGAACTTTGTTGGCAAGCCAGCCTTTGCAATGTTCCGCGCTGTCGGCGTCAATACGTTCAAAGACTTTTCAGAAAGAAATTGGCTTTCTTCAATAACAAAGCGATTAAAGCCAGCAGCAGACTTAACTGACTCAGGATTTCTTGCTAAGCCCTGAAAGCTAAATGAGCCGCCGTTCTCATGGTATATGCCGTCATTCTGTGACGTATAGCCACTCATTGCTAAGCGCTGTATCTCGATGTTAAGCAGTGAATAAACAGAATCGCGCATCGAGGCCTGGAACTCTCGAAGCTCCATGACTTTGTACTGAGCATCTTTAACTAAAACTAGGTCAATGTCAGCTTGGTTGTTTGACTTACCAGAGCCGCGTCCGCCGACAATAACGACGAAACGAGTTTTTGCCCTTAATGCAATTTCCATCTTTGCGGGAATGAATATAGTAGGCGGCCTGCCTGTCTTTTCCCAATCGCCACCAGAATACATTATGGAATGTGTCAAACCCTTTACAGGGCAGACAACGCCAAAGACCTCTTTAATGTCAGTTGATGCTTGAGCAACTACCTTCTTTGTTTCTTGCTCTAGCTTTTCGAGTCTGGCTTTTGTTATGCGCATTACTTACCGCTGAAAGCAAACAAAGCTGCAATAGCTGCCGGACTTAGCAAGGTAGAAACCAACAGCCAGCTAATCTTTCCGCCGAAGTTTCTGATTGAATCAATCATCGGCTGATTAGCTGCGGCTTGCTCGCGTAAAGCTCTGACATCTTTTGTTAGCTCTGCCGATTGTGCTGCTACATGATCATGCTTAACCATGTATCGCTCTAACGTTGCAACTAACTCTTGAATGGCCTTGGTCGATGACTTTTGGCCGTCTATCATTTCACGCGTCGAGGTTTGAATTGCGATAATCTCGCGCTCGTGTTGGTCTACTTTCTGCCGCAGGTTGTTCAGTTCGTCGCTCATGTTTCATAGCCTTGAATAAGTTAATAATCACAATAAGAGCGATTATAGTTTGAACTGTCACCAGTACGCAAACGACGATTAATATTTGTTCGCTCAACGGCTGCACTCCCTAGCACCGCAAACAGCACATCAAGCGGTATCGAAAACTCTTGACGTATAGCGTGCGCTTGATAAATCACTGATAAGTCCGCCAATTGATCTAACAGCATCGCGCCGTTTAGCAATAAGCTCGCTCCAATGATAGCGCCATACGCTAAATAAATCCTTTTAAAGTTGTGATGAAAACTTGATAAAACAATGACTAACATTAAAAACAAGCTATCCAGGCTGCATTGTATTGCATAAGTGCCGTATGTTGTTTGACTGATAGCTTTGAAGTAGCCATTTTCGGGAGTCAGGTCAACCAATAGAAATGAAACATAGTAGGCAATGATTAAAAAGCAGAGGTTTAACCCTCTGCCACTAAACAGCCAGATTGCCACAATGACAATTAAAGCTGCTTCATTACTCATTTTTTATAAGCCTTTTTCTTGTTGGCTTTTGGTGGATTTTCTTTAACTGGCGTATCTTGCTTAGGCATTACTTATCTCCAATAATTAAAAGTTATCGCCGTGACTCATCCTGAGAAGCTCCGGCGATTTAGTATAATTGTTATTTGTTGGCAAGTGCAAGTAAATGCGCCTTCCTTGGCGCGTGTGTTATGAGCCTAATCAAACTAGCTCACTTTTGGCCCGTAATACTCGATGATGATGTTGAGTGTTGAGCTACCAGTACTGCCAGCCCATACGCGCCATGCAGTGCCTGAGTACGTTGCGTCAGAAGCGGTTGAGCGCGTTACCATTGTCATTTCAGCGGTGTTATATCCGCCACCTAGTGATATTAGCGTGTTTATCCAATCAGTTGGCCATGCAAGTTGGTTGTCACTGCTAAACGTGTTGTTAGCAAGCCGATAGAATTGTGTCGCCTGCTTGGCTGCTTGACTGTTGCTTTTGTACTGCAATACGCCAGTATTTGAAGCTGCAGCAGACCATTGAAAAATAGTTCCGCCAATTACGACTGACTTTGCGTTCCAAGCGCCGCTATCACATTGTAAGCTGACAAACTCTCGAACCCACGTTGTTGAGCCAATCGGACCTTTGTTGTTATAACCCCAGCGCCAGCCTGACGGCGTCAGCACTTGCTCGGTGTTTTCGTATGACGTTGTTGGCACCAATCCGGAGCTGTTCCAGCTGAATGTAGTGGTTAGCTTGTTTACTTGGGTTTCAGTCGCTTGTGCGTATGTAAAGCCGCCATTGGCCGACACAGTAACTACCCGCCCAGCTGTTAACGCGCCATTTGCAACAAGTTTGCCGTTAGCGTTAGTGACTACTGGCTGATTAGCGCTCAAGTTGCTGGTCAGCACAGTAGATACCGCGCCAGCGTTTAAGTCTGGAATTTGAACATCTACAAAGCCTCGAATTGACATCTGACGCCAAGGCTGAGCTGTGTTGCTAGAGCCTCGCCTTACAACAAGATTTACATCGTTTTCCGTTGTCACTCTATACACTAAGTTGTCGTTAGTTCTGGCAAAAAACAGGCTGTCTAGAGTTATCGTAAATAATGATCCTGCTGAAACTGTCAGCGGCTGCTTTGTTTCATGTACTTTAACTCCTGCTGTCGTTGTTATCGTAAAAATTACAGGCTCGTTGTAGGTCTGGTGGGCTTGAAAGGTAATGCTACGCAAAACGCAGTTAAGTGGAGTGCTGACTGTGTAGATACACTGAACCGCTAACGTTTGTGCATTGCCATTTTGTAAATAGTTATTATCTATATCTTCAAACTTCAGGAACGTTGGCGCATATAACGTTGACAGGTCAGCGCTAACCCCTTGCCAAGCAGGGAACCACGAAACTTGCTCCCCAGTAGTGTCAGTGTATCCATCGTTAGAGAAAATAACATTTTGTCCGGCGCTTGATATGTTGTGCGCATGCCCACCTTCAGTGTCACCGCCAAGGTGCAAAGAGCCAACGCCAGTGCTGACCGCAGTTTTAAACCATGAGCCGTCTGAGTTTTGCTCGGCAATCTTTTCCTCGCCTTTCCAAAGCTCAAGCGCCCCATTTGTCTGGTTAATCTTGTATTGATAAGTGCCGACAAGCGAGCCAGCCTCGCCGCCAGCGCTATTATAGGGAATAAATGGCATCACAGCACCTCTACGAATAGTTGACCAGCTGTAGCATCAACGCGCACCCACGTTGCAACGCTGCCACCGGTGACTTGCCACACCTGTAACGGGTCAAGGATAACCGCGTCGATACTGCCAACCGCAGGCTGTGATGCTTGTTGTTTGACATAAACGCGGGAGCTTGATTGTGATTGAACTAGCATTGAAGTGCCAACGGCCTGCCCTGAAAGTGCATTCAAGGATTGCCAATTGTTTGAAATTTGAATAAGCATAAAAACCTCACTGTTGATTGACAAGTAAGGCTGCGAGTTGGTATAGACTGCGAGTGGCACAATCCGTTGCGCCTAGCCTCGCAGCCTCTTTGATTATAGAGCTTTGTTTCTTAGATGTATATTTTAGTTATAGCTTAAGTAATTTGATTCGGCATGCGCAAGTAGCCTGCGTCGTATAGTGCGCTAAGTCCATCAAGAAATGGCTGGCCGCTGTAATCGTGCATAATGCTGGCGTGAAACTTCTTGGCGGCAGCATCAACCACGCGCTTTTTCTCCGCTTTGGCTTTGCTGTTCCAATCAAGTGGGCGGAAGTTAACTGACCACCCCAAATGACCAGCATCATGATCTTTTACTTGCGGATATTTAAACGCCGCTACAACTGATAGGTGATTGTTAGCATGATGAATAACAGTGCAGTTAGTGAACTCGTTATCAATCAAAACCTGGCATTTAGTACCAACTGGCGGCAAAGCAACAGCCTTTTGCGTTTCGTAGCAATACCAATCATTTACACTTTCAGCATTTGACTTACTTTCTGGAATTTCACTTACGAGATAGCTCGTATCTGCTGGCTTGTAACGGTCGTCGGTGATTTTGAATGATTTCGTGTTCGGCCAAAAATTACTGATAACCATACGCTCATCACACCATAGCCCAGTGTTTGTAGATCTAACCATTATATCCAAATCATCCGGCAGCAAATCAGGCTTCTTGCCATTGGTCGGGTACTCAACGCCCCAGCGATAGTCGTTGATGTAGCCTAGTTCGCGTGCGCGCTGCTTTATTTCTTGAAATAGATTATCAATCAATTCCTGCTTATTCATTTCTTCAACCTCATCAATTAATCCAGATTTAAATGTATCACATAAGCGCCACTTGTCAACTAGAAAAACAAAACCAGCACAAGGCTGGTCTGTTTGCTGCGGCTTCGGCATCGAGCAGCTACGACGGAAAGGTAGAAACCGTACTATGTCAACGGAAAGAACCTGCCTTCAACAATTTCAAACGGGAAGCTATAACAAGCTGAGGAAGCAACTTTAGTCTGTAACCCGTCATCATGGCATTGTTGCCAACCAGTGAGTGCGTTAATACTACAACAACTAAACCTTTCCTGCTAGTGATTGCTCAATCTTTTCAAGTCGCTCAAGTAGTTCAGTTGATTCGGCTATTGCTATTGAGTCTTTTATCATGCCGATTAGCATTTGGCCATGCTCTGCACTAATGCCGCCGCTCGTCACTGCCAGGAAGATAGACTCGCATTTCTCTGTGTGCGTAGCGCCTTCTGCAATGTTTAAAGTTATCTTCTCTCCTGTTGGCTTAAGTGGTGGCTGTAATCGCTTCATAGCCTCACTGAGAAGCATTGGCACAGGTGGTTGACCGTCTGCCGTATTGCCTAAGCCGATTCGGATAACCTTTTTAAAAAACTCTTTCTCATCGCCGCCGGTCTCTTCTTCGATGGCCGCTAGCATAATAGTCTTCTTGCCAAGCCCTCTCGGGAGCCTGTCTTCATAGTCTGGTTGTCTGTCTGTTGCGAATGTCATTTGTTAACTGTCTTTTTTGCTGAGATGTTAAAAGTATAGCGCACAAAAAAGCCCCGATAAAGGGGCTATTTACTCAGTATCTTCATAAGCAGAATCGGCCACAATATCAAGCAGATTAGGAATATGAAAATATCAGCAAGCATTGAGCGGTCTAGCTCTTTGTCATCAATTTTCATTTCGTCAATAAGCATCTCTTTAATTGTCTTACCGATAAAGCTGGTCTTTGCCCAATGATTACACATTGCTGCACCGATTAAATACATGATTGCGTATTGCATTATTCCAACTCCGTTATATCTAATTCAACAACATCATCAATAGCAACCTTATGCTCAACTGCAAACTCGTAAACCATAGGCTGCACAAGTGCTAGCATGTTGCTTGCTGTGATTTCTGTTTGTATAAAGTCGCCTGCGCGTGTTGTTGCTGCTATGCGGTAGATGTTCATTTTATCTCCTTGCTTGCTGCTACTGAGCCAATGCAAACAACTTTAAAAAGCTCAGGCTTGTCTTTGTGCCAGTTGCTTAGAGTTTGCAGCGATACGCCTGTTAGCTGAGTTACTTGTGAAAGGCTTTTGCAGCCTAGCGCTTTTGCTTGTTGCGATGGGGTCATTTATAAAGCGCCTCAAACTCTAAAACGCACTCCATAACTCGCGGAGTTGCAACGTCATTTGCCATTATGTGGTTTTTTAAATTGTCAACCATCCACAGGGCAGAGTTTAATCTTTGATCTGCGCCTATCTTGCAAGTTTCTTTGTGAACTACGACGCCGCCCTTATTTGCAATATCTCCACAGTGGTAGCATCTGTAAATAACGTGAATTACACACTTGCCAAAATAGTCACTAAGCTCGCTTTCTTTTATTTGAGTTTTAGCGCCGCAATCTTCAACCACGTAAAATATATTCATTTCTGATCACTCCATAATTTCTATTACGCTAACGGCAGCCATGAAGCCTCGCTCCCATTCTTTCGGTATTGCTCTTTTTTTGCTAATCATCTCTGCGCGTATCTCTTTTAGTAATTGTTGGCGAGCCTCTGCCACCTGCTGCTTTGCGCTTTTTCTCTTAGCTTTTGGCGCGGCGTGGCGAGCTTTGAAACTCGCCATAAATTCGCTTGCTGTTGTCATACAATAAAGATTCCTTTTTCTGCGAATTCTGCTTTAATTTCTTCAAGTTCTTGCTTCGCTGCGTCTGCCCACTCTTGATTTTTGTGACCCATCATTTCGCGCAAGTATTCAATGTGCATTTCAGTCATTTTGTTCATTTTGTTCATTTTAATTTCCTTGCTTGCTTCGGCGTTATTGCCTTGGTATGTGTTTATTATAGCAAACTATTTTATCCTTGCAAGCATTATTTCAAATTATTTTAAAATATTTATTAGATTGTCGATTAATAGAGTTTCAGTAACATCATCAACAAAAGCTGGCGGTGTAGGAACTGCTACCCATCCGGCGTCTATCACTTCGCATTTGCCTTTGCACTCGTCAATCATCGCTTGATGCTCGACTCTCAGCCACTCAGTTAACGCGCTGTGCTTATACGGCGCTGCTAATCGCGTCCACTTGGTTAGCGTTTTTGTCTTTCCGTTGCGCTCTACTGCATTAACCACTAATAAGATAGCCCATTTAAACGCTGTGCGGCCTAAAGCCTGCACAACTGACTGACCTACCGCTTCAGGCTTCGACGTCTTGTAGTTGATTACATCAACGCCCTTGTCTACTTCGGACAGCTTCATAGTCAACGCCAAGTTGCGCATTGCTATGATTGATTGTGTTATGAGCCGTTTGTTTTGGTTGTGTGGTTTTCGTTTAGTCACTGTGCAGCTCCTTCAGCAGCTCTTGATAAGAGATTGACCCGAAGCGCTTGCAGACTAAACGCTTAAACTTTTTAAACTTCTCTGCCGTTTCGATAAGCTCAGCCATTTTATTTTTATTGCCAATCTTCTGTTTGGCGATTGCGGTGTCACATTCTTGGATAACTGCGCTTAGAAAGTTTATTTTCTTCTGCGGTGCATTCGCCAGCATTCTTAAACTTCCAAGTTGAACTGATGCAGCGTTGCGCAATTCAATCAGCTGCTCCCGCGTTGCCGTCGATGTGTATTCGTCAAGTTTCTTATCTTGCAATATGTCTCTGACGTTCATTTCTTCTTCCTCAAGCGCCGAAGCGCTATTTATATTCTTGAGCCAACTTCATAGCCTGCCTGGTAAGCCATGCATCCGCATAATCACTAAGCACTTTCGCGCAAGTTACCGGATCTCCACCTAAGAACAACATCTGAATTGCCTTGTTGCAGTCAGTGTCAAAGCTAGCATCAACCTCGATTTCATTTATAAAATCCGACGGCTTCATATCCGCGCGAATGTTAGCTGCTAGTCGCTCCAGCTTGGCTTGTTCGATGCTGTCGTCGGTGTGGTCGATAAACTTCCACACATCATAAATTGCGTTCATTCTGCCAACTCCAAACCATTAAGAAACTCAATCAACGCCGCAACGTCCGACTTTTTCAGTTGAACAATCGAAGAATCGCCATGATCTCTATCCATCACGATTTCAACAAATAGCTTTCCGTTCCACTCTTCGAACTCGATATTCTCGCAACGGTTAGCGTTGCATGTTAGTTTTAGCTTTTTCATTCTTCAACCCCAATGTTTTCAGCAAGAAACTTAACCAACTCTACAGCCCACCTTCTATCTATAAAAACATCAGAATATCCTTGGCCTTCATTTGTCATACATATATACAAATTGCCGTTTTCAGCTGAAAATTCGACGCTATCATTTTTGTTTGAGTCGCAAATAAGTTTAATTTTCATTTCAATCCTCGTTAACCTTCAAAAATCCGTTGGCATCTTTATACAAAACACCTTCAGCAAGTAACCGCTGTGCCAACTCCATCGAGTTTGGCTTAAGTTCGCTTAGCTTTACTGCGCCATGCTTGATGCGTTGTTTTAGTTGATAGTGTAAGTCTTTCATTCGTGCGATACTCCTGCCTTGTTCAATACTGCAATAACTTCATCGCAATAAAATGCGGAGTCAATGCCATGTACAGTAAACCAATCCGGCAACTCAACAACAATAGCCGCTCGGCTGGCTTGCCATGCTTGCCAAGATATTTCTGCGGCATGGTCAATATACTTTCCTTGCTCATCTTTCATCACGAAAAATGGCAAACCGAATTGATCTTTTGTTGCAACTGCCCAATTCTCAAACTCTTTCCGCATTTGTTCGCTCATTTCGTTCTCTCCAATTCTGCAAGTAGTGCGTCGGCATGTTCAACTGAAGACTCTGCAATGTTTTTTAGTAAATCGCTAGCCGATTCGTAAAGCTCAACATCTTTCCAGCAAGCGCCAATTAAACCCTGCATAGCCGCCATAGCAAACATTTCGCGTTTGGTTAAACCTACTTCAGTGCAGTAAATTTCCCTCTGACAATTTGCAGCCATATCTGCGTAAATTGTAGGAGCTGCTGGCAAATTTCCGTTGTTAGTTTTCATTCTTCTTCCCCTTTATAGTTAGTCTCTGCCGTCTTAATCCAAACAGCGCCTTGCTCGTCAATCTTTGCGCCTGCCTTAACCCATCGATCAACAGTCGCATGGCATTTGTTTAACACCTTGCCAGTTTTGCGCAGGCTGCCGTATTTGCGCACTAGGTCTGATACTGGTTTCATTTCATCTCTCAGTTGTTGTTTGTGATTCTAATGTATCACATCTGCGCCAATGGTCAAGCTGAAAGTTGCTTTATTTTGTAAGATTTGCAGCGCCATGTCAGGCCATGTAAGGCTCATGTCAGATTAGTTTTTGATGTAATACATTGATTTATATGGGTTTTATGTGTTTCTTGTAAGAATTACAGCAAGCCACACATATATCTATATATTTTCATGCCGGCATAACCAGGTTAATGACAGTATAAATTTATAAAATATATATGGTAGGTATAAATCCTTACATAATTAATTATTATTAGTATATATCCCTTATATATCAACAGTTTAAGTGTGTAGCGACAATCTTACAAAGTCGCTACACGGCGCTACAAGGATTAGCGAGCTAATTGAGCGAAAACGGCTTGCATTTTATAAAACGCTGTTTTACTATTGTTAGACATTAACCGGAGGACTTATGAAAGAAACCCACGTTTTTAAAGGTGTTAAGCTAACTGAAAAGCAAGTTCGATTCGTGCAAGCCATGGCAGATAAAAGCTATGAAGGCAACTTCAGCATGGCGTTGCGCACCATTCTTGCGAAAACAATGAAGGATGCAAAGTAATGGCACTAATAGACCAGCACTTAAGGCTGTGCAAGCCGGTGCAGCCTGGCAACAGCATTTTGCAAAGCGTAGGCGTTGATCCAAATTCATGGCCTGATTTGATGGATTATCAAGGATTAATCGCTGCGCCAATGTTTGACTTCCACACTGGCAATATTACTGCAGTTGCTTGCACTGATGGAGTTAATCGCGTTAGCTACGCAGGAAGCGGCAGAGCGCGTCAGTGCGGTTTTTATGTTGGCTCTGCTATTCGCCTTAACTCTGAATTTGCAGAACTTACAGGCTCGGATAAACCTCTTATTTTTTGCACTGACTTAATAACGTCAATTCTTGTGAACTTAATCACTCGATTGCCGGTTATGTTTTCCACTGATGTGACAGCTTTTAAGTTCTCCGGTGCAACTGAGTGCTATATTAGACAACCCACGTCAAGATCAATTGAAAATGCACTGAATGCTTGCGGTGATGTTGATTTGTGGTTTCCTGTTGGAAGTATCGAAAGCACAAGACACGTCAAATGGATGGATGCTGTACAAGCTGCAGCAATGATTGAGGTTAATTATGATCACGCCTGATTACGCAAAAGCGCAACAACACGCACGAAAAGAAAACTTACCGCTGCCGATCGCCGCGATGGATTTGCATAACGCAAACATTAAAAACCCTATGTATTGGGAAGATGTTCAGTATTTTACAACTGAAGATGATAACAACAAAACGCCAAACATTATTACTCATGGCGGTTATGTTGCAGATCTGGCAAAGGCTAAAGCTGCAGAAGTTATTTTCCCAGAAAACAGCGCTTTTTTGCATGGCCTTGGAGTGATTGCCGGCGCTGCAGGTTATAACTTTAAATACCAGTATTACACTGAACAAAAAGCTGTAAACCTGTTTTGTGTAGCAAGCCAGCCGCCATCAACCGGTAAAAGCTCGATATTCAGTTTTTTCAGCAAGCCGTTTGCTCATGCTTTTTCTGAAATGAATACGCGCAACCGGTCAAAGCGTAAGCTATTAGAAAAAGAACTTAAAGAGCTTTACGATGCGCAGGAAGAAGGGCGCAACGTCGGCATTGAGTTAGAGCATACAATTGCAGCTTTGCGCGATGTGGCGCACATCAAATGGTATTTAGATGACGTAACACCTGAAGCTGCAGAAGCGATCGCCGGCAAACAATCTGGCTATTTAAATATCCTTTCTCCTGAGTCTGATGCGGTCAACGTCATTCTTGGAAATGTGTACGGCGACGGGAAAGGCAAAGCTAACCACGGCTTATTCCTGAAGATGTGGGACACCGAATGGCACAGCTCCGCTCGCGTTACCCGTGACGGCTTTGAAGGTGAGCTTTACGGATCTGTTTCAGTGCTAGCACAAGATGAGTCAATCGACACAATCTTGCGCATTGGCCAGGATAGCGGCCGCGGCATTTCTGAACGCTTTTTGTTAATACGTGAACCAAATCTTTTCGGTAAGCGCAAAAGCTCAAGCCGAGTTAAGGCAGACCAAACGCTGGTAAATGAATTTAACGACACTGCAAAAAATATTGTTTCAGCACCTAAAACAGTTTTGACATTTAGCGCTGCAGCGTTTGCTATGGTAAACAAAGTCACCGATGAACTAGATAACAAGATGAGCGACGGAAAAGAATTTAGCAGCTCGATGATCCGCGGAGCTGCAGGCAAGGCTGATAAACAGATTTATAAAATAGCCTCAATTATGCACATTGCAGAAGATTGGCGGCCGGCCGGCAAAAAGCGAAGCAAGGTCGATGACAAGCATGTAAAAAACGCCATTCAGATTTTTATGGAGCTATTAAAGACGTATTTAAGCGCTGCAGATGACATGCGGATTTCTGGACAGTCAACAGAGGTTAGCTTTGTTGCCGATCGCATTGTTGAACTTAGTCGGAAAAAGACTATAGCATTAAGCACTGCCAGGTTACGAGATGAAGTTAGAAACCGCGGCCCATTGAAAGGCGTTAGCGGGATTACTGACAAAATCAAGACGGTTTACATTCCAGAGCTGCAGAAACGCGGTTATTTGGTTGAGCATAACGGCATGGTTTACATCAATCCGAAATTAGCATAGCAACAGGAATAAAAAGAAATGACTTATCAACTGCGGCCGGAATATCAACTGCCGGCACATATCGCAACCATTGAACACTGCAAAGCAAGCGCAGAGCCAGCATTTCACAACATGAGTGTTGGAGCCGGCAAAACTATCAACATCGCTTTTATGTGTCAGCATGTTGTCAGTAAAGGCGGTAAAGTGCTGGTATTGGCTCGCCAAGGTGAGTTGATTGAGCAAAACGCTGATGATGCCTGGTCGATTGGTGTTAAGACTTCAATTTTTAGCGCAAGCCTAAACAAGAAAAGCACAGTATTCAATTGTGTTATGGGTACAGAAGGCACTGTAAGCAATCACTTGCTTGATGTGTTTAGTGAATGGCTGCCTGATTGCATTTTTATTGATGAATGTCATATGGTTGATTGGCAGGATATTTTGGCCGATGAGCCAGAGACTCAGTACGGCAAAATAATTAGTCACTTTAAGCGGCTAAAACCAAAGCTGCGAGTTATTGGTTACACTGGCTCGCCATACCGCGGCACTGAAGCAATCAAAGGCCCATACTGGAAGCATCAGCTTTCCGATGTTGGCACAATGCAACTTATTCAGCTTGGCTTTTTGGTTCCGCCAATTTTCGGCTTTGGCGATGATGATCATCATTATGATCTTGGTGAGTTTAAGCCGGCCGGCGGTGAAGGTGCGCACGATTTCACTGCAAAAGAACTTGCAGCAATGGGAAGGAAACTTACCAAAGACAAAACAATGACTCAGCAAATCATGGAGCAGGTGCAAGCAATTGCAGCCGGCAGAAATGGCGTGCTAATAACATGCGCCAGCAAAAAGCACTGTGAGCAGGTAGCGGAGTGTTTACCTGAAGGAACTTGGGGTATTGTTACCGATGACACCAGCACAAAAAACCGCAAAGCAATTTTAGATAAAGCAAAAAGCGGTGAGATTAAATATGTAATTCAAATTACCTGTCTAACAACTGGAGTTAATGTGCCGCGGTGGGATTTGCTTGTTATTCTGCGCAAGATTGGCAGCTTAACATTGCTTATACAGCTAACCGGTCGAGTGCTGCGACAATTAAAGCCTGAGCAGATAGCACAAGGCGTTAAAAAGTCTGATGCGCTTGTATTGGATTTCACAGACACTTTTGAATCAATGGGCGATATTTACGATGACCCGATTGTCAACCAAGCGCTGCAGCAAAAATTACAAGGCAAGCGTGATGACTCAATTGAATGCCCAAAGTGCAGCACGTTAAACAGCAAACATGCGCGCCGCTGCAGCGGCATTGATGCTAAAGGCCAACGCTGTGATCACTTCTGGATTTCTCGCCAGTGCAATAACTGCGGAGCTCATAACGATACAACTGCAAAAGATTGCCGCGACTGTGGCGCTGTGCTGATTGATCCAAACGCAAAGCTGCTGAACAAAGCATATACTGATGCAGATTTTAAACCGGTGAAGTCATTCAAGGCATCGCCAGGTAAAGGCGATAACTTGATCATAACTTATCAACTTGATAGCACTTACTTTGATGATGGAGTAGAAAAGCCAGAAGTTGCACGCGAGTTTTTCAGCCCATTTAGCGCACAGCCGCACATTAAAAATATGTGGTATAGATGGCTGCAGCAACATGCGCCATTGCCTGACGTTAAAAACAAAATCATGCGCCCTCGCAGTAATGCAGAAATTGCCGCGGCAATTAACCAATTTGCAGAAGTTCCGACGCATATAACACACCGGATCAACCCTAA